GTGGCGACTACGGTAAATGTGAACCTGTTGAAATCCTACATGGTAAAGGCCGGATATACGCAGAAAGAGCTGGCAAAATCGCTCGGAATCTCTGAGCAGACGTTGACCCGCAAGCTGAAGAAGCGTGTGTTCGGCACGGACGAAGCCGCGAAGATCGTTGAGCTTTTGAGCATTGACGATCCCAAGGCTGTTTTTTTCGGCGAATGAGTAACTTATTAAGTTACATTGCGGAGGTGAATTGAAGAACACAAGAAAAAAGGCACCGTCCTGCTGGAACAGGGCGATGCCGGAAGCGATGCGCCATACCGACCAAGGTTATCTGTCCACGTTCCCGGAGGAACGTCTGAGAAAGGCTGCATGCAGTCCTGTACTGGGAAACCTCCGCCGATGAGTACGTTCCCATCGGCGCAACATACACGGATGTTCAAGTGACCTGCCAGACCGTAGGCACGGCTGGCAATGATTATGCTGTGGGTGACATCCACACCGCTGTTGACATCTACGACTACTATTCTGGCTGCTCCAATATCACGGTTAGTGCAAACGGCTCTGATGCCCCGGACGACGAGGAATTTTATGAGCTGATGCGTGACAGCCAGAGTGCATGGTCTGATGCTGGCCCGATTGGTGCCTACAAATACTTTGCAAAGAGGGTTTCCACTGAAATCGCAGATGTCATTGCCAATTCGCCCAGCCCTGGCACAGTTTGCCTATACGCCGTCATGAATGATGGCAGCGTGGCTGGCGAGGAAACCAAGCGTGCTATGGTTGCGGCCTGTTCGCCGGATGAAATCCGGCCGTTGACTGACTATGTGATCTCCGGAAGCCCAGAAGAAGTGCCCTATGATATCGACCTGACCTATTACCTGACCCGGGACGGAAGCATTTCCGCAAGTGAAGCTCAGTCCGGCGTGAATGAGGCTGTGCAGCGGTACATCCGCTGGCAGTCCGGCAAGATGGGCAGGGACATCAACCCTGACAGGCTGCGGTATCTGCTTCTTTCGGCCGGCATCAAACGTGTAGACCTCAAACAGCCCGCCTTTACTCCGCTGGAAGACGGTGCGCCATCCCTTGACCGCAACGACAAGGTTCCGCAAGTGGCAAAGTTGGGCACGGTGACGATAAAGAGCGGAGGGTATGAGGATGAGTAACCACGGCCTGACTGCTGACAACATGATGCAGCAGTTTCCGATTGCGCTCCAAAAAGACCCTAAGACGGTGGCTCTGGGACAGGCCATAGCCAAGGTGATGGAATCCCGGCAGGATGAAATCGACTCCCTGCGGATTTATACCCGCATCGACGAACTGCCCGAATGGCTGCTTGACATTCTGGCTCGGGACTTCGCCGTGGACTGGTACGATAAATCCTACACCCTTGAGGAAAAAAGAAAAACCATCAAGGACAGCTTCTATGTTCACCGGCACCGTGGCACAAAAGCGGCTGTTGAAAGAGCCATTTCTGCGATTTATCCCAATCCCAAAGTTTTGGAGTGGTTTGAGTACGGCGGCGATCCGTACCACTTCAAACTCCGTATCACGGTTGATTTCGCTGCAATCAATGAGGCCAAACATCAGCAGGTTTTGCAAAAAATCATCTGCTACAAAAATCTTCGGTCGCATTTGGACAGCGTCATTTACTACACGGAAACGGAGCCGAAAGCGTGCTATGTTGCAGCGATTCCCTGCGCCACAACGATGTCCTACACGGTTCTTATGTCGGGTGTTATCGAGCCGCGGGCAGTCAGCGCACACGCCTGCGCCGCTGGTGCGGTCAGCACAACTCGGATGAAAACGACCATTGCGCTGCCCGGAACTATCCACGCCAAGGCTGTGTCTGCACAGGCGCTTGCATCTGGCAGACCTGCGCAGACCTATGAAACCGTCACCATCAAGTTAGGAGGGAAATCGTTATGAGCTGGGAAAAATATGCATATACCAGCGCCGGTGCCGCGATGCTGTCCGAGTCCATTTCGGGCGGTGCGCTCACCATCACCCGTGCTGTAAGCGGCACGGGCACCATTGACACCGACTTGTCCGAGGAAACGGCAGTCAGCGGTGATACCTATGAGCTTAAACTGCTGGGCATCGACACCGTGGAATACAAGGGCGAAAAAGCCCGCAAAGTCAGCATTTGGACGGGCGGTGCAGATGAGCCGTACTTCATGCACCAAATCGGCGTGTTTGGCCGCCTCAATGATGACCCGGAGGACACGTTGCTCTTTCTGATGCAGGATGAGCGGGGTGTCGAGATCCCGGCCATCGGTACTGCTGACCATGAATTCCAAATTTCTGTGCTGCTGGCCGTTTCGACCAAAGCCAATATCTCGCTCACCGTTGACCCGCAGATGCAGGCTCTCGCAAAAATGGTCAAGGCGGAAGTCGAGAAGCACAATAAAGATACGCATCCCGCAATCTCTCATTATCGGTAATACTGAACATGGTCATGACCTCCTTACTTCATGTTCTGACGTTCCCACATCAGCCAGCGGTTCACTTCCTCGCCGGGCATGGACTTCGGCTTGCTGGTTTCGATGTACTCCCGCTCTCCGAAGATCTCCAGCTGGTCAATGTCGTCAGGCGACTGGGTGATAATCTTTGCAGGCCAATCGCACCCGCCGGGAACTTCGATGCGCCACAGGTACAGGTTGTCATCAAAGTAGAAATCGTTCGGGATGTACCGCTCTTCTGCATCGGTGCCCTCGATATCCAAGATGTATTTTCCGAGGGCGCCGAAAACCTCCAGCCGGGTGGGAGCCTTGTCGCGGTCGTTCATATCGTACAGCTTGATATCGCAAGCTGTTCTGTTGCGGAAGGAAACCTCGGAAATGGTGCCAGTGTATTTGTAGAGTTTCATGTCTTAGACCTCCTTGACTTCCACGGTTTTGAGGCTGCCCTCGATGTAGCCACGGCCACGCAGATGTTCGCAGCTCCAGCAGAAACCGATTACTCGCTCACGGATGAAGTAGGCGGTATGGTCCGCACGATCCTCATTGAATGCGGCGTGGATTTCTTTTGCCCGCTCGTCTTCCACCAGAATAGAGGCACTGGCCTCGCCGATTTCGCCGTTCTGACCGTGCTTCATGTCCTTGGAATCGTAAGTAAAGATTACCTTTTTCATTGTTTTGCCCTCCTCAGTGCAGCTGGGCGCTGTGCTGGTTGTAGGTGACGGTATACACGCCGCTCTGCTTGGTGATCTGGATGTTGCTCACCACGACACGCTTCAGGCCGAACTTCCGGCGAACGAATTCCTTGACCAGCGGAAAAGCCTTTTCGGGAAGGTGCTTCTTGATGCGGCAGTCACGGCGGCAGTAGCGCTCGAAGCGCTTTTCATCGGCTGCGGTGGCCTCTTCTCGCGTTCCGTAGAACACGGAATCGTCGCGGTTGCTGCTCAGCTTGTAGAACTTCTCGCAGGAGATGACATCCAACCGGTTGTTCCAGATGACATCGCCGCGCTGGTTATCGTTGGGCTTGACGTTGTCAGCGGCGATGCCGACCACGAGCTTCAGACCTTCCAGCTGGTTGTAATCTTCCCATTCGGTGAAGCTGTCCAGCAGAACGCGGACAATCTGCTTACCGTCGGTCAGGTCGATGTGAGCGATCTCGCCCTGACTGCCGGACATCGAAGCGGTGTTGATGATATAGCCCTGTGCGATGTAGCTGCTGACAGTCTCGGTGAACTTGCAGTTGATATCGATGTACTTCATTGTGTTACCCTCTTGTCTTTCTGGCCTTACTCTGATAAAATAGAGGGCGGCCGGGGTAAGGCTCCCGGCTCGCCGTTGTTTCGGTGTTGAAGATCAGTTGCTTTGGACGGTGGCTGGTCTTCTTTTTTTATTCTTCCATAATCTTCTTGACGCTCTCACGGAGCTCTTCCAGCGTTTCACACTTCTCGATGAGTTCGAGGATTGCTTTGAGTAACGCCTTGGTTACGTTCATGTCTTCCATTCACCTCACTCCTTTCTGTAAGGGGCTTTCGCTCTCTGCCTTACATCTTTATTATACAGGATTTCCTTTATGTTGTCAAGATTTTTCTTTAAGCTTTTCCTGAATTTTTCAATTTTTTTCTTGACAGAATAAAGGAAAGCCTATATAATGAAGCTGAGGTGATAAGTATGGAGTTCTCCACGAAAATCAAAATGGCCGAGGCCGTAGCCAGAATGAAAGAAGCTGAACTTGCCCGGCAAATCGGTACTACACCGCAGGCGTTCAACCAGCGGATGAAGACCGGAAAGTTCAAATACGAGGAGTTGGAGCAGATTGCAGCCGCCCTTGGCGCAGAACTGATTGTCAACTTCCGATTTCCGGATGGAACCGAGGTATGAAAAAAGCCCGGACGAATAAACGTCCGGGCAGGGGAGAGGTGCTTACTTTTTGCGGTTCTTGCTCACCGTTTTCGGGATTCGCCGGACCTCTTTTACTCTGCGCACCTCATTCGGCTCATAAATAAGTAAGTCGCTGAGTGTGCAGTCCAGAGCTTCACAGATAAGGTCGAGGTCATCCAGATTGACCCGATCGGAGAAGTCATGGTACATTTCGTTGATGGTCTGGCTGCGGATCCCGGTGGCGCGAGCAAGCTCGCTCTGCGTCATCCGCCGTTCGCCAAGGCGGGTGGACAGCATAATCCTAATCAT